CTTACTTGGGGCGTTGCATTAAAGAGGGACTTGGTAAATTCCCAACTCAGCCGAAGGTTGGTCTCGCAAAACTACCACCTCTTGTAGATTTATACCAAAAAGATGTTAAATTCAGAAGTGTAGTTTACACACCTTACTCACTGGTTGACCCATTCGAAGGCTACGCTGAGGCATTTAAAGGGTACATCGTCCATCCACAGATTCTAAAGCGCAAGTGGCCTGAAGCCTATGATTTTTTCCGAAAGATAAAGGAACGAGGTTTAAGTTAGTCTCTCTAACATACTTGACACTTCAAGCAGCGAGTACTAGTTAACCAGTAATGGAACGTGTTGTCTTTTTCGTAACGCGAAAGCCCAAGTTCGCTCCCAGTCCTTTCTACCTAGAAGGACGTAGACCAACCGACATGTACTTATGGGATCCAATCATCGACTTACTTGAACGTAAAGTCACTATTTGTCCTGACAAGAAGCCAGGACGCTGGGTTACATTACCAAGTGGCCGCAAAGTTTGCATCCCAGAAACGTATTGGCGGAAGAGGACGCTTTCTACAGGTGTAACTGCAGGTGCAGTTACTACTGCTGTTACAGCCGCCACACTTGGAGCGTCAGCTCGGGTTCGAGCTTTTGTTCGTGGTCTGCACTTCACCCCGGAAGGAGCAATACATCCACTGCTAGGACGACGTGGCTTAAACTTTATTCTAAGTAACCCCAGTGTTGTGAGTCGGTCTTTTCGGGCCGCTGCTTTAACTGGATTTAAGGTACGACGCTTTGGATATTATGAATATAGGGGTGTGAAAGGCTTAATGATTGAGGGGTCACTGAAGAATTTTCCGGGGTCCAAGCTTATGTACGCCACGACAAGGAATCCAGATGTGATGTGGGCTGGGCTCATTCATATCCCAAAGGCGTCTCGTAGAGCATCACGTGACCTTTTTAAAGGCATTTTTGACCTGTCACGTGCGAGTGGCGCGTCGAAAGTTCGATTTATAGCAGGACTCGAGAACGGGTCGTCGATGTGGGCGCGCTTAGGTGGTAAGTGGGTTGATAAGGAAGCTGAGCGCAGATTCAAGCAGGAGGTTTTGGCGAGACGTAGGGGGGTTTTTCCTAAGGACTTAGATGAGATTATCACCAACGCGCGGACCCCAAAGGAGTTGGTAGAGAAGCTAGACGCGAGAATAGGCAAATCAGGAACGCGTAAGCTCTTGGAGTATATTGAATGGTGGGGCGAGATCGACCTAAAGGATCCGGAAGTTGCTGCGATTTTACGTAAGTTAGTGGGGCGAAAGCCGTGAACGTACCAGAAGCGCTAAAGAAATACGCGAGACCTTTCTTGATTTGGTGCGAGGGGTCCTATCCTTACTGTCTGCACATACACCTCGCGAGTGTTTTTCATGGTGACCTTCGTATGAGGTGGTGTAGGCGTGACCTTATTGGTGTAACTATATTCCTCTACCGCCCCGGGTCTGTGAAGCACAGACCGAACGGAAGAGAAGGCTGGGATGACTTCCTTAAGATTGTGAAGTACCCACGAAGATACTTTAAGCTGGACTATACAACAGGAGAGATTATTGGTCAGAGAAGCCTCCAAGCGACAATGAAGCTTCCAGAGGCTAGCGCGTGGCTCAATGTTCGGAAATTTGTATCACCACCGGGCTACATAGGCGCGCGCTATCTTAAGGACAAATGGGGTTATATGAAAAGGGTGGACACTGGGTTAGTGGAGCACCTTACGCGCAAGCTAGATATGTTTGAGTTTTACTTTACTAAAGGGAAGGCCTTTCGAGGTAGATACATCCTTCGACCCTTTGGACGTGGTTTCCATTTCTACACCGCATCTGCTGACAAACCACATGTAGTGGGTACAAAGTACGAGAGGTTAAAAGAGGGTAAGGAGTTAGGGGGTTTCTTGTGGATCAGAGCAAAGGATCAGACACCATACATTCTTTCATTACGTGCGGTTGAAAAACGCTTTATCTCCCCTTTTGGCTACTCAGGTCTACCCACGCAGTTAAAGAAGTTGATTCCATCAAAATTTCAATACTGGAAGATAAGGAGTGAGAAGGATCGTATAAAAGTAAGAGACGAGCTAAGGGATGCACTTAAGAGGAAAGGGCTACTGAAGCACCTGGAATCCGGTGCATGGTCATACGTGAAAAGTTTAGAGGCTTGACCTTTTTTGGTAGACCCAAGTTTAAATTTGGAACAAAGGAGGTGAGATGCTATGACGTTTTCGCGGTTTGAGAATGGGTTATTCCAGGCAACAGGTCAGTTTATTACATCAGCTGACACTAAGCCGTTTAAGGACTTCGCGAAGCAAGGTGAGTTAATAGTTGCGGGTTACGCTACAACTTTCGACATTGGACTGGAAGGGGCTGTCATCGCTAGGGACGCGTTAAATGAAGAGGATTTGAAGCAACGTCCAACTTTGCTGTTCAACCATGACCAGAATCGACCCATTGGGCGTGTTGTAGACTCTAAGATTGACGATAAGGGTCTCTTTATAGTGGGTGTTATTGATAGTACTGAGAAGGAAATTCAACAGAAGATCATGTCCGGTACTCTTTCTCGTTTCTCGATCAGGGGTCGGATAATGCGTTCGCATGCTGAATGGAGGAAGGACCTTCAAAAGAATATAGACGTAATCGATGAGTTAAAAACTTTGGAAGTATCCGTTGTTTCGGTACCCGCTGTTGCAGAGGCCGAAATTCAAAAATGGTATCTGCAACGTAATTTTAACGAAGGAGGTGATAGTATGAGCAAACAAAAAGAGGTCGAGGCAAAAGATATCACACGTGAGAATGAAGCTCCGGAAGAGGATGAGTTTGTGCTTGAAGACGATGGAACAATCGAGTTATTGCTGGGGCTAGATGAGCGAGTTAATGACTTGGTTGATAAAATCAGTAACTTTGAAGCGGCTGCTAATGACCTTAAGGCAGTCATGGAGAAGTTGAGTGCAATCGATAAGAAGATCGATGAAGTACTCAAAAAGTTGGAGAAGTATCCATATCCATATCCGTATCCCGCTAAGAAGAGAGACGTTGAAGAGTCAGCTGATCAATCTGAGCAGGGAGAAGGGGAGCAGGAGTCTGCCAATCCGCTTGAGGAGATTCAAAAATCTATCCAGCGTTTGGCCGATGAAGTAAAGTCGATAAAGGAATCTCCTACTATAAAGGGGGAGAAGGAGGCTGGAAAGGAAGACGAAATAAAGAGATTTGTAGAATCAGAAGAGTACAAGAGCGCACCCCCGACTGATAAGCTGAGGATGTTATACGACTTTTTGCAAAAAGGAGGTGAGTAGGATGCTAGATTTAAAGCGCGAATTAGTTAGAAGCTTAACCGAAAGTGAGATTAGCGCGATCATCCCCAAGGAAGTAGATAAGATCATCGAGTCTATGGTTGAGCATAAGAATCCTCTTCGTCAGAATCTTCCTCGTAAACCAGGCTCTGGTGCGGGAGTCCCAGTTAACCGGAGAGACGGCGCCTCAACAGAGCCTGCATTCTACGCTGACACTGATACGTTTGATGAAAGCACAGGTAGTTACTCTCAGGTTGTGTTTACATACAAAACCATCGGATGTCAGGGGAAGGTCACCCGTAAGGCACGCGCAATCGGAGCTAACTACGCTGACTTACTGGCCAATGAAATGGAAGAGCGGGCCCAAGAGTTCCGTGACAAAGAAGAATGGGGGTACTTTTGGGGCGATGCAACAACAAATCCAAAACAGTTTGATGGGTTAGATAAGTTAACCCACAGTGACAATAGGTTTGCAGCCGGTGGAAGTGGTGGTGGTAACTTAACACTTGAGTTAATGGACCAAGCAATTGACGCAGTTCGTGGGACACCTGACATGATCGTGTGCAGTAAAAGAACACGTAGGAGAATACGTGCCCTACTTCAAACTCAACAGAGGTTCGTAAATACCACAAAAGTGAAAGGCGGCTTCGAGCTCATGAGCTATAACGATATCCCTATCTACGTGTCTAACCAAATTCCTGATACTCTTGCGGTTGATACAGATGGGAAGACTGTCACTAGCTTAACTGCTGGTACATTGTCAGCTCTCTTTATTTTGGACACTGAGAAAGTGTACGTGTCCGAGTTAACCCCCCTTACTATTAAACCTCTCGCCAAAACCAGCTCGCAGTTTGACCTCTTTGACATCTACGCTGACGAGGTTTTAGTAGTTCGCAATCCATACGCGTGTGCTGAAATTGTAGGAATTGTATAATGAATCGGAGAGGGGGGCCGTAAGGTCCCCCATAATGTTAGTGGAGGTTACTTATGTATAAAATGAAGTACTGTGGGCCATTTAGTGGTCCAGAATGGACTCTTGCTACTTACCGTGAGGTCATAACTGTAAAAAATGGTTACTGTACGGTCAGGTACCCAGAAACAGTTCAAACGCTGCAGCTGCAAGGCTTCAAATTAGTAGAGCAAGACGACACCCCAAAGCCACCACCTCGTCAGAAGGAGTCTATTAAGCCAGTGGCAACATCTCCACCAAGACAAAAGCCGGAGCTGTCTCAAGCTGAAACGAAAATCCTTGAGTTGCTTAAAAAAGGTGCAAACTTAAGTGCCATAGCAGTTGCTACTAAGTGGAAAAAGTCAAAGATAGAGAGCTGGATACGTACTCACAACAAGCTAGTAGCTGAGGTAGTAGATGCGTCAAGTTCTACCAAATAGCCCAATCTCATTAGCATTTGATTTTGTCTACGCAGGTGTAACGGTTAGTGATGTTGAGGACCCTGTGGTTGAAGTGTACTCCTTCGATCAGGTGCTAATGACCGCTGCTGCCTTAACATGGGGTGGGGCTCATTATGAAGCACGTGTTCAAGCACCGCAGGAGTTGGGTGTTTACGTAGCAGTAGCTCACGGTAAGTATAATGGTGACTATATAACAGCCGCTTCACACGAAGCTCTTGAAGTAGTTTCATATGGAGTAGAAGCGCACCACGCACTTATAACTCTCAATGAAGTTAAAGAATATTTGGAAATAACGGACTTTAGTGAGGACGCGTTTCTGCGACTCCTTACTGAGGCGTGCATTAGCAGTGTATTGAACTACCTTCACATTACAATCGGACCGCAAACAACGAAGGAGACCTTTCCTGTGTCTGACTGTGCTTCTTGGAGCTTAAACCATTACCCTGTCATTTTAGTGGAACGTATTAGTGTAGATGGTGTTGAGTTAAGCAGTGCAGATTACACGTTAAACGCTAATACAGGTACGATTTGGTTCAATGAGCTAGTTAGTGGGGTGCTAGAAGTTGAGTATACATACGGGCTCACATCTATACCATATGATATGAAGCTCGCGTGCCTCAAGCTAGCAGCTGTGCTTTACAACCTACGAAACACAGAAGGCTATTCATCTCGGAGGTTGTTAAGCGTCGCTGAGACATATTTAGCGAGCAGTAAGGCTGATGTCTTTCACGAGATACGTTCTTTACTCGCTCCCTATAAACGGGTATCACGTTAGAAGTTGGTTTTGGTCAACATATCCCCAATTACGTTGATACATTCTCCACTTTTCTCTCGGCCACCGAAGCATGTCATGAACAATAAGTCTTTTGGGGTTGACAAAAGTGCTAATGTTTGGATGATATAAGTGGTGGAGTGTTATATCTGCGGCTCCGACTCGGTACCCAAATGCTTCTAGTTTTATCCAAAACGCGTTATCTTCACCATATTTACCGTAAAAATCTTTCTCTGGCATCCCACCCACGTGGTTCATTATAGTCTTAGTGACCCACATAGCACCACCAGCTGCGCCCATCTTCTCTGGTGCGGTGCTACGTATGTAAGGGCCTCCGAGTGACTCTGATTTAAGAAATCGCTCTGTTGCTTCCTTCGACATGTACAAAATTCGATTCCACGCTGCGGCTGGAGGGCGCGTCTGGGCCAATATGTTTTGATAATTGGGTGGGTAAATGAGATCAGCGTCGGTAAGTAACACGTGTTCGAACGTGGCCAACTCTTTCACACCTACGTTAAAGGCCCAAGCTCTGTTAAAGGGGTGAAAAGTGAAAACCTTTAGGTACCGAAAGGGCTTACGGATCCATTCACGGAAGGCGTTAATATGGTCATGAATGTACGCTGTGGGACCTGTTTCAACGATGCATATCTCACACTGAGCTGAGCGGGCTAGGGATTTCACACAGAAAGTCAGGAGTGGAAGTCGTAGCGGGTGGTGTTCATATGGTATAACAATAGAGATTGGGATTGACACGCTTCCTCCTTTGATATAGACTACACCTATGATACCAAATTCGTAAGACATTGACAAGTTTAGAAGACAAGGTTAATGGCGACCACAAAGGCTTTACTGAGTGAAACAGACTTCCCACAAGCAACAGTCGATGTCTTTTATAGTAACGAGGTGCTTGAGAGATGGATATTTGTAGGTGTACAGCAGCGAGGGATCGCGTCTGTTCTGTGGTGGATTACAAGAGGTTACCATCAATTTACTGTACTTCTTCCCCTTGCGCAATTGTACCTCCTACATCATATCAGAACGCTGCGAATCAGAATTCCTGCTTGGCAGATCTGGACAATAAAGCGTGAACACAATATTACTATTTACCCCACCCTACAGTTCTACACGAGTGTGGGCAAAGTCGCTGAATTACGCGGTTGTGGATTTAACTTCCAAGAGTTGAAGAGTGTAGTAGCCAACCACTTGACCCCAGGGGCGTGCTGTGGGAACTACTAGTATGTTCAAAAAGAAGGAGGTCCCATTGTACAGTGTACTTTACTACAAAGGCCAGCTTACTACAGATTTCACGTTTAAGTCAGTTGCTTCGGGGCTCTTATATGCTCTTCTATGGTTGTTTGGTGATGTCAACGACGCTGTTATTGCCCTGCTGGTGTTGATGACCCTTGATGTTGTGTTAGGTCTGTCAGTTGCTATCAAGCAGTGCGATGTCTCCTCGGACAAGCTACGACAGGGCGCGATGAAGTTTTTGTTGTATTTTGTGTTAATTGTAGCCGCTAATTGCGTTGACAAAGTCGTAGCTCTTGTACCTCTTTTGAGTCGAGTAATGCAGGTTAGGAGCTACGTTATGATATATTTAGCAGTGACTGAAGGGATTAGCGTCCTTGAGAACCTTACATCACTTGGTGTAGCCGTGCCTAAAGTGATGCTCAAAAGACTCCGCCGGTTCAAGCAAAGCATGGAGAAGTAAATGGCGCGGATCATAATGTGTTCTGACGACAAACTCAAGGGACATGGATTATGCTAAAAGAAACAGGTAAGAAAAATCTTTATTCCTCTAAAGTACACAGCAGATTACATCAGGAGAGATACCTCAGCCGGTAACGTTTCAGTCTTGACATTGAACTGGTATCTTCATAAAAACAACATCGAAGGAGGATAAAATGAAAGAGAACGCCCTTCTTGATGCAAATCACAAAGCGAGTTTGCTAGCCGAAAACACAGATACAAGAGAGACAGGGAGGCTGCGGTGTAGGGGAGGAGCTTTAGTTGTGGTCGCCGGGCCGGTGATGCTGGCTCTACAGAAGGTTAACGACAAGTACCCTTGGGGAAGTGGTTTCGCATATCTCCTGACTGCCGGCCGGAATCCTTCAGATTTAGATGGTGATGAGGATCTAGACCGCGAAGAGAAAACAGGGATAACTGACACTAGTGAAGCCTTACAAATAGACAAGTCTTTTGTCTTCGCAGACCTCCAGCACTACTATGTCCTGCCGCCTAAGGGCGGTTATGCTAGGGCGGTAGTGAAAGTAGGAATTGCTAGAACTGGAACTACAGATGGAAATGTTTATTTAACAAAGATAACTTTCAATTTAGGCTATGTAGATAGCGGTGGTAATTTTACTTCTAAGTCTACTGCGGATGCAACCCCCAACTTTAGCACGAATAGCACATCGTATCAGCTTTGTAGTGGACAAGCATGGCTTGATTGGAATTTTGATATACCTAGCGGATATAAATTGGCTTTGCGAGTAAGGCTATATGGTTATATCGCTACAACTGAAAATGGTAAAATGAAGTTGTGCTGTGGCAGAGGCTCTTATGACAGTTATTTGGAGTTTTAGTGATGGCTAAACTTGTTAAGTTTAAAAAACCAACCAGGAAGCAACTTTTAGAACGGGTTGTTTTACTTGAGGAAGAAATTGGAAAAGTCAAGACTGAAACATTAAAGGCTGTGGAGCAAGAACTGAATACCAGAATAACACAATTACAAGATTTACTAACTG